CGCTTGCCCTGGGGGAGAGGGGAGCACAGCAGTGTTCCCCCCTGAGCGGCTCAGATTTGAGACCTCTCTGGCACTTAGCCTTGGAATTTAGCTAAGGGCCGACCACCGCAACTGTTTTCTCAGCTGCGGACGCTTCGCTTGCCCTGAAACCCAATCGCCTGATGGTTCTAACCACCAGTCGGTTGGAGGGCATTCAGTATAATACTGAATAAGCGATGCTTCACCCGAACCTTGGTCACGTTGTGGCTTTGCAGTCACAACTAGCACCTTGTACTCCCAAGTCTGGAGGTCCTTATTCCACCGCTTAGTTCGCGGTAGCTTAGGTTCACTCCCGAAAGAGAGTAGTGTTACGGGTCCGATCTCCCTGCGGAAAACGGGAACGTTCTTAAGATCGTTCTCGCCAACTGTATTCTGTATAAACGACGCAGCATTCCACCAGCCTCTTTTATAGAAGTTGTTGGATGTTTCGATCGTCGATACAAGGGACTCGGGAATAGAAGAGTCATAGGCTTGTTTAATGTATGCAGGTGTCACATCGACACCCCTAAATGCATCCATACCGCAAGCTTCGCGGAAATTTCCTTCTACGAAGGATTTCGCCACGTTGACTTTTAGGCCGCATGTTTCCAAGATGCGGACCAACCAGGGGTACGCAGCAGCGTCGATGATGATATCATCACCAAAGACCCTTATGCGATGTCCTCTCTGGCGCATAGCCTTAAGGCTCGTTCTCATGTCACCGTCACTCAGCATGATTGCAAAGTGAGCGATGAGCGTGAAGACAATAGTCTGCACGGGGAACGTAACAGCAGATCCCATAGCTGCGAACTTTCGTAGCAGGACTGTTTCATCGTAAGGCCTCTTTGAATGGAGGCCAGCGGGAATCAGCACAGATCTGCTCCTGGCTGCATGCAGAGCGTCTAACAAGGATTGATTTCCTTGAAAGACATACTCGACAAGACGAGTAGATAATCTGTCGCTAGCGGCAGACAAATCTACAGTAGCCATAGAAGCATCGCGAGATGCCTCAAGTGCAAGCACTTGGCTAGCTCGTTGGTCCCTGAAGTCTATAGAAAGACCTAGAGGACCTTCGGCTATCTTGTCTTCCAACCATCTTTGGATACCACCTTGGATCCATTGATGAGCAGTAGGTTCCGCGGCAATTAGCCGAGGACCCTTCTGTGTTTTTGGAACAGCATACATCAGGCAAGGATACTCCTTCTCCGAATAGTCCACATCTCCCGTATCTAAATTGGGGGATGCAAACCAGTCGTGAGGGAATATCTGACTAAGTTTCTTAGGCCAGTTCTTGAAGTCATATTTAATGACCCCAGGAAGGCGATCAGAAACTGCGCCAGGACCATGCTTTGGTCGAATAGCCCAGACAGAGAGTTCGCCCCAGGAATTGCAGAGGGTAGCACAAAGGCTACCAAAGCGTTCCCAGGGGATATCTCTCAACCCGAAGTCTTCCGGCTGATCAAAGCCTTCGAGAGTCAGCTGACGAGCTGGCTCAAGCGTGACAGGCCCCCACAAAGGGTGCCCGGAACGTCGACTCCAAGATGGAACATCACTGTCCCAAGTGTCAGGCCAAGAACGAGGCAAGCCACGTTCAACAGCGACGTAGTCTTCAATGACCATGTCGGTGTAAGCTGAATCACAGTTGATGGCGAGTTTCTTAGCGAAATAGTATACTTCGCGAAGGCAAGCCACAGCATGAATATCAGCATCGGCCAAAAGCTGTCCTTGGTCATCGAAGATGCGTCTCCAAAGCCCGTGTAAGAACACAGGCCTCGGATCGGATCTGTTATATCTAGCATGATATACAGGCCTTTCTTCCCCAATTGAAGAGGTCGACAAACATTTGTCGAACCACTTACCAATATCGGGAAGGGTTATCGTAAAGAACGGTAACCCACGCGCTTCGAATGCGGAATGAACGCGAGTTTCAAATCGCGTTAATTCCTTGACCAAATCCGGGTAAGTCAAACCGATATCACGAATGATAGCGGCTAAGACCCCGAACACCAGTAGTTCATGTTTTCTCATGTTAGCCTCATTGAGGGGTTAGCATACATGGCCTACACTAGCACTTACAGTGCCAGGCAAATCAATACGCGTCCCAGGGTTAAACCTGGCTGATTATCAGCTTTCGCCGGCAATCAGGGAAGTAAGAATGCTTCCAACAAGCGTGTTGAAGCCTACGGCATCATAGCCCACCTTCGCCGGGTCGTTCCCAATACGGGCACGAATCGTCGTTGTGACCGAGTTATATTTCTCGGCCGCGGTAGGGGTCGCATACACAGTGTGTTCAAGAAACGCATTGTGGCGCTCAATGTCCGGCACCCCAACTACCTTGGATTTCTCCACGGAGTTGCGGATCTGGAGGCTATAAGCTTCGGATGCACCTTTATAGGTGTAAACGGAGCCATAGTTGTCCTGGTTAACCCTGGTAAGGGTAACGGGGACAGCATTGACTGTGAGAGTAAGTGTATTAGCAAGCATGGTGTTCTCCTGAGTTCACTCATGGCGGAATTGCCATAAGTCAGTGGCCGAGGAACCTACGGTTCTTCGACACTGCGAGTGAACCAAGGATCGACAGTTGTCCAGCTCCCAAAGTAGGGAAGCTAGCCGATATAGGAGCATAGTCAATATCGACGTTACGGTAGCGACGCACGTGCTCAACGTGGCCTCCACTTAAACCTCGGTCCGCCCACTCAGGATGAGTGGCGTATTGACGCTGTTCTGTCTGTACCGACACCATATATGGTGTCGCGACAGTGCGGTTTCCCGCGTCAATGATATTACCGATATTATAGAAGTAATCGGTAAGCCATGACCAGGGAAGTGCAGCCCAGACATTCGCAGGGATGTTACCTGGATCAAATCCAGTTAACAATCGGCGAATTGCACCGTCTGAGCTAGGGATAGAACCATCGTAGGTAGGCCGCCAATGGCCGACTACCCAGCGTTTAGCTGTCCGGAGAACAGTAATATCTGCATAGATATTAGTGCCTCCCCAGGACAGGAGTCCAGCACGAGGAAAGAAATCCTGACGTGACTGGTCCCATCGCTTGGACATGGTTCTCCTCAAGCCAGGGCCAGAAGAAAGTGCCTCAAGCTCCTTACGACGTTTGTCAACGTTCGCTTGGAAATTGACACAAGTCCATATGTCTTGAACAAATGGACGCCAACCAAACTGATAAGCAAGGTTGGCCTTCGCAGCAACTGCTGTACTAACTCCAGAAAAGGACTTAAGTCCATGATCTCGAAGATGTATAGCAACTTCACCCATTTCCTTAACCATGTTAGGGATATCACGTAGCTCAGCTAGTGATACGGGTAGAAGTATGTCAGCCCTGGCAGGATTAGTGGCAGCTAGAAAAGCCGTACGACTGTCTTGTGCGGACTCCATGGGCAAAGGCTCATGGGAAAATCCGTACATTTCTGTCGGCCAGTTTCTCCAGTGTAAGACACCCTGGTATCCGTTTACAACGGATCCTCTCACTTTCTTATGAACGGTCTCGAAGGGGTTTATACCCCCCGGGTTATCGTTGATAGAGATAATGAGTTCGTCGGTGTCACCGGCAACCCGAGTGGTGTAGTAATCGCCGTCGTTAGCGCTAAAAGCTGCGCCGCCGTCGACGTACGCACCCTCGGAATACTTGCCGTTAATGCTCACTAAATCACTTCCTACGCTCTACTGGTGGTGTACCACCATTTAGGAGTCACAATGACAGAGGGAGATCTTTCGATCAGACCTCATGGGAACCCGACG